CCACCTCACGGTAATACGGCACACCGATTTTCGGGTCGTATTCGGTGGCGATCTCCGCGATCTGCTGCTGCCACGGCATCAACGGCTGACCTAAAGTCTTCGCCACCGCCATAATCTCTTGCGCCCGGTTAGGGCGGTTAGGGCGACGTTTGGTTGCCCACCTCGGCTGACAAACTGGCGAGGAGCGTCGTGAACTCGTCTGTGTCTTGGGCATTGGCGGTTCTCAAAGCCAACTCTGCGGCGCGATATTCGCGCCACAAACTGGCGTTGGTCGGGTCGCTATCCACCGCATCAGCGAGCGAACGGCAGATAGCAAGTTGGGCGTTATCCACCAATTCTAACCTACCGGCGACATCTAGTGCGTTGATGGTCTGCTCGATAGCGGTGCGGTTCCTGCCGTAAACCGGCTGTTCGATTTTCTTTTTTGTGGCCACGAGAGAACCTTTCAGAGGATTGGGGCCATTCTAGTGGTTTGAACTGTCCTGAGGCCAAAGGAAAGCCACGGAGATACCAGGAAAAGGTCGTTTTGTTTTAGGCAGTATGGAAAGAGAGAAGGGGCCTGGAGTCTCCGACATATTGCAGTACCGTACAGATATACCCCTTTCTCCTACCTTAGGTCACCAACTGCGGCTCGTGTTGTTGGGTTGAGGCTCGCTAGGTTCGTACCATTGGCGTGCAAGTTCTATCAGGTGAGCCGGTGTGCCATCGGTTTTATAGCGTTGGGCGAGTTCTGGCCAGTCAGGTTTGATGATAACCAGGTGGTGGTGCGGTAGGTATAGGTGGCCCTTGGGGTTCGTTGTTGTGATCCATGCGTAGGGTGCGTCTAGTTTGCCTTGGCGTAGGGTACGTAGTAGGGCGTTACGTGCGGCGTTGATCGCGTCGTGGTTGGTGTTGGGTTGCAGGCCGAGGGATTGGGCGATGGTGTCGTAGTCGATGATTATATGGGTGGGTTTGGAGTTCTTTTGGATGTAGGCAAGTTTTCCTCCTTTGGGTGGTCCTCCGACGAGTGTGACGATGGTTTTTCCGGTTTGCCATCCTTCTGGTTTGCGGTTGGCGGTTCGTTGGTTGTTGCAGGTGGCGCAGGCTGCGCGCAGGTTGTTTGGGTCGTACCAGGCTCCACCTGTGTGTACTGGCGTGATGTGATCGACTTGTGTGGCGGTGGTGGTGCAGTTTTTGCCGCGTATTTGGCAGAGATATTGGTCACGGTCGAGGATTTGTTTTCTGATCCTTCGCCATGGTCCTGCGTATTGTTTTTTAGCCATGGGTCGAATACCTATGTTCGTGGGTGCGCCCCACTTTAGTGGGGCGCGCGCCACGGCACATTTTCCGCTCAATATGTGCCGAATGTGCCGGAAATGTGCCGCGGCACATTCTCGAGCCTTCGGTTTTCGCAAAAACGTGATACAAGCGAAAGTGTGCCGGAAGTGTGCCGTGGTTGTTCATCAGGTGTTCTCCGCCTGATATGTGCCGGAACTGTTCCGGCGCGTTTTCCGTTGGCGTGAGACGGTACGTGCGTGTGCGGCTCTGCACATATCACAGCGACATTTTGCGACCCGGTAGGAGTACAGCGTGCCGTGGGTTGGTTTGCGTGTCGTGCGTCGTGGTCGTGGTCTGTCAGTCTGTTGATGGAGTATTTTCTCGCGTTGGGTTTCGGTAAGTCCACCGTAGATACCTAACAGTTGTTCGGTTTTTTGTGTTTCTAGTGCGTAGTTCAAACATTCGGTTTGTACTGGACATTGGTTGCAGATTTTACGTGCGGCTGTGATCTGGCTGGCGCGGTATGGTGGGACGAACAAGTTCGAGTCTGTGTTACGACAGAGTGCGTGTTGGTAGAACGTCGGTGTCACTAGTCAGCCTTTCCCGTGTTGGTGTGTGGTGATGACTTGATCGGTGTAACACAGGAGTCGCCACCGTTGGTTTGGGTTCATACGGTGGTAGATGCGATGCCGGTCGGTGGTGATGTAGCAGGTTTTGGTCTGTTGTGTGTTACTGCCGGTGTACCAGGTGATGGTGTGCAGTCCTTTGAGGTTCATTTTTGGTGTCCTTGTGGCTATCCGTAGGGCGATGTAAACAGCGGTTGGGTAGATGGATAGGGCGATGATGTCGTCCCACAGGTGTGTCATGATCAGTTCTCCAATAGTGGTTTCAGGTGTTTGGCGATCCATGCGGCGACTGGTGTTGCCACTCCGTTTCCGCACATTTTGTACCGTTGGCTGTTGCTGTTGGTTTTACCATCTGCTCGAAATAGGGTGTGGTCATCTGGCCATCCCATCAACCGTTCACATTCAGTTGGTGTCAACCGTCTGATCGTGGTTTGGCCAGTTGGGATGAGGTGGCCACCTGCAGCGGATTCCGCGTCAACACCGTGTTTCAGGTGTGCGGTTAGGGTGGATACTGGCAGTACCACCATATCTGTGTTGTTGCCACCTGTTCCCCATCGTGCGGTGATGGTGTTCAACGTACCGTGTTGAACTCGTGCACCGTCGTGGAAATGTGGGTGGAAGAACAGCGGTTCTTGATCTGTGAGAACTGACAGTCGTCCACCTTGGCTGACTCGCAGTGTGGGGAACACTTCGTCTGATGCTTGGTGGTTCAGTCCTGCGTTGTGGGAAAATCCGATTGGGCTAGTTGTTCCAGTGCTGTCTGCAGTCGTGGTGGTAGTGGTCTGTTGCGTTTTTGCGCTCGTCGAAGCACTCCCTGTGCGGCCCGTGGTGACAGGGAGAAGGTCGCCATGTCCTGTTCGTTCAACGATTGCAGGATCAAAGACAGAGATGAGGAATACTCGTCTACGTCGTTGGGGGATTCCAAAGTGTTGCGCATCCAGCACACTCCACCATTGTGATAGTGACCCAATGTTTTCCAGTTGTGTGAGGACGGTGTAGAAATCTCGTCCTTTGTTGCTGGTGAGTGCTCCAGGCACGTTTTCCCAAACAACGATTCTTGGGTAGGTTCCGTTGGTTGCATCTCTCATCTCCTTGAAGATACGTACTGATTCAAAAAACATCGATGATTTTTCGCCTTCTAAGCCTCGTTGTCTACCTGCTACGGACAGGTCTTGGCAGGGCGATCCGTAGATGATCACGTCTACTGGTGTGATTTGGTCACCACGTACGTCTCGTACGTCTAGGTATTTGGGTGTTTCTGGCCAGTGGTGTTGCAGCACTTGTTGGCAGTGTTGGTCCCATTCAACTTGCCATTCACATTGGTAGCCTTGTTGGTCAAAGCCCATGTCAAATCCGCCTACGCCACTGAAGAGTGATCCGTAAGTTGCCATGGTCAGTATTCCCATTCGTTGATCAGTGTGTTGTCAACGGTGAGTCGAACGTTGGCGATCGTGCCTTTTGCGATCAGAACTCCTAGCAATCCGTTGGCGGTGAGTTCTGCTTCCAGTTCGTCGTATTTGGTGATCGTACCGGTCCAGTTTTGATCAGTGGTGTAGGTGATGGTGTAAGTGGTCATTGTCAGAATCCTTCGCGACAGTCTTCGCAGGGTTCAGTCATGTTGTACTGTGCGAGGTATTGGGTCCAGTCGTTGATCTCTGCTTTGGTCATGCGATGCCAGGTGTCGCATGAACCGTAGAGGGTGCGTGCTTTGGGGTTGGCTTGCAGTTCTGCGGTGGCTGAGTATCCGATGTGCTTTTCGCAACAGACGCGACCTTGGTTGGTGGTCCACAGTTTGGTGTTCATGGCGGTTGTCTCCTTCTTGGTTTGGTTTGCTGCCATACATCCAGTTAAACACATCTGATATATACAGGTCAAGCCCTATCAAGGGTGCTCGAGCGTGACCTGCGTCACATCGCCGGCAACAGTTCGGTTTGACAGGTATATACTTCGTGTGTTTAACTGGATGTATGGCAGCAATCACCATCCACACCACCACAGTTCAGCCAGCCGAACCGGAGACACCTTGGAAAGACGGTGCGTACTGGATCAACTGCACGGTCTGTGGACACGTCCACACCTACCGCGGATATGCTTTCACTGTCGTTGAGGCTCAACGACACGAGCAGTATTTCGCGAACTTGACCAAGAAAGGTCGCCGCGCATGACCACCATCATCTCAGACACTGATATTTGGGAGATCATCACTCAGGTGCAGTGGTACGTCCGCAACGCACCAGAGTACGAGACAGCACAACTGATCGACCACGTGGTTGTGGACTGCATGTCCACGTTCGTTTTGGAAGACAAGTTCTACGACCGTCCCATGGTGCGTACGATCGCGCGAACCGCACTTCTCACCATCCAGATCTTGGAGGCCACTACCAATGACGATTGACGATCTGCTGGCGGAGATTGAACAGATCCGCACCTCTGACCTCGCAGGGAACTTGAAAGCGAGCCGGATTTTCAGCCTACGCTGCAAACTACGCAAGTTGGGCTACGAACCCACCGCCACTGGTGATACTACGGTTTGGTCGTGTCCTCGCGAGGGTTGCAACAACCGGCTGGTGGCGTACGTCCCGATGTTGGATGTCTTGTGCAATCGCCACACTGGTGGTCGCGTGAGGATGACACACGAGTAGTACACACACCTGTGCTACTGTGTGGTCATGGAGGCCAATAACTGTCAATACGGTGACGATGCATGTGGCACGCACAGCGGTTACATCCGTCGCATCCGTAAGAAACTACCAACTTGCGAAATCTGCCGTGTCGATCACGCACAGTACGTCAGAGTTCGCCGCTACATCAAAAAATACAACCAAGAAGGGAACACAGAAAATGGCAGGTAACATTCACATTGTTGTTGGTGGACAGTACGGTAGCGAGGCTAAAGGTCACGTCGCCGCACAGATCCACACCTTGCACGACATCCGCTACGCAGTACGGGTCGGTGGTCCGAACGCTGGCCACTCAGCGGTGGACGACCAAGGTCGTGTTTGGGCGTTGCGTACGATCCCCGTCGCAGCAGTGGTCGATCCTGAATGTCAATTGGTGATCGCTGCAGGTAGCGAGATCGACCTGTCGGTGTTGGAACATGAGATCACCATGTTGGAAGACGCAGGGTTTGAAGTGCGGAAACGTCTCCATGTTGATGGTCAAGCGACGATGTTGACTCAAGACCATATTGATGGTGAGGCCACCGCCAGCCTGCAAGAGAAGTTCGGCTCCACCGCTAAGGGTATTGGTGCGGCACGTGCAGACCGTTTGATGCGTAAGGCACTGCTGGCGGATCAGGTGGTTGGGGATGATCTGATCCACCCGAACACCACCGCCATGTTGCAGGCCGAACACGAGGATGGGTCCAATATCCTGATCGAAGGTACACAGGGTTATGCGCTTGGTCTACACGCAGGACGTTACCCTTACTGTACGTCCAACGATTGCGCTGCTGTCCATTTCTTGGCGCAGACCGGTATCCAGCCGCACAACTTGACGCACAATTGGGTTGTGTTCCGCACCTTCCCCATCCGCGTGGCAGGGAACTCTGGTCCGATGTTTGGGGAGACGGATTGGGAAACGTTGGCGGCGCAAACTGGCGGTTATATCCAGCCGGAGCGGACGACAGTCACGAAGAAGATCCGTCGTGTTGCACAGTGGGACGATATGCTCGCTGATGAAGCGATCATCGCCAACGGTGGACGGAACTACCCACGTCTCCACCCGGTGTTGACATTTGTTGATTATCTTGACCCTGCTTTGGCTGGTGCAACTGATCTGGATCGTTTGCGCGATTCGGTCGCTTGGTCTGATATCCAAGGGTATGAGCGTGCGATGGGTGTCCAGTTCGCAGCGTTCACCACATCGAACAGCACGATTATCTGGAGGCCGCGATGAAATACACGGAACCGGTATCGCCGTTGCAGGACTGGTGGATGGACCACGCGATGTTCGAGTCTGAACAGACCGTGGCCAAGATGCAGGAGTATGGCAGTAAGGATCTGATCGCTGTTGGTCAGCAGGTGGCGGCGTTGGCTAACCGTCCGCCGCTCAGCGAGGTGGCGGCGTTTGAGATCGGCTGTCTGTTCTACCTGATCGGGAAGATGGAACGTGCAGTGTCCGCCATCCAACGTGGCGACACTGCCAGCGATGACACGTGGTTTGATATCGCAGTCTACGCGAAGATGGTACAAGCGAAAAGGAGCGGCTGTTGGGATGGATGACAACATTGATGACCTGCGACCGGTGACTGAAGGGCGACGTAACGTCCCGTTGGAGGCTCTGCGCGTCTACGCACAGTTGCGTGCGAACACCACCGGTCAGATCGAATACATCCGTACGGATGATGGTGTGATCGAGATCCATCCACACCCATCCGCATTCAAGTTGTACAGAGGGGAGACACAGTGAATATCTATCTCGCGACCAGCGTTGATTTTGGTCGCTCATCAGAATCAGATGCCGTGCGCACGCTGTTGATCGAGGATGGACATACTGTCTATGCACCGTACCGTGCATTCGGAACTAAGATCATTGATGGTCCGTACATTCAGCAGATCAACCAGTATGCGTTGCTACAGTCGGATTTGTTGTTTGCGTCGTTGCCGCATGATCAGAAGTCGTTGGGTGTCCCGATGGAGATCCAGTTTGCGATCAACAACCGTAAGCCGGTGGTGTTCTACACCGATACGCAGGGCTATCAAAGTGCGATCGTCTCGTGGTTGCGTACGCAACCGATGGTGATCGTTGGTGACAACCTGCCGTTGTTGATGCGACAGTTGCGGAACTTCCGCCACCAGGTGGTTTTGCAGGACCGGCGACAGGTGATGCGTTGGTTTGGCGAGGGTCAACAGCCGAAAACCGGCAAAACCGGCGATGCCGGATTTGACCTCTACTACTGTGACGACCAACCGCTGACCATCCAGCCGGGAGAGTTCCAGAACGTACGGTCTAAGATCGCGGTGCAATTCCCTGATGATATTTGGGGTTTGATCGTAGGTCGTAGCAGTACTTTCTCCCGGAAGTTGTTCGTCGCACCATCGGTGATCGACCAGGGATATCGTGGTGAATTGTACGCCTGCTGTTGGAATATCGGTTCAGAGCCACAGGTGATTGAACCAGGAGATCGCGTGGCGCAGATCGTCCCGTTGCCGTTGACCGCCGCTGGCCTACGGTGGGCCAACCTGCCGTTGGACGACAGTGAGCGTGGCGCGACTGGTTTTGGGAGCACAGGACGATGAAACACCTATTTGCTATAGTCCTGTTATCGGCTTGTAGTACCACCGTCGAAACCGCGGTTACGACGGTTCCGACAACAACAACCACCACCACCACCACGATGCCCACCACCACCACTACGACAGTGCCACCGACAACAACCACCACTGTGCCGCCGCTATCTTTCGCACCTCGCTGTCCCAACTTGATCCCGGTGGCACGTGCAGCCGGATTTCCCGAAAACGAACTTCAACATCTTGACTATCTCGCCTGGCGTGAATCGCGCTGCGATGTCACCGCCACCGGCGCACCTCGCTGTTCACACAATGCGGATGATCCGTCTGGCGGTTCGTTCGGTGCATGGCAGATCAACGCATCGTGGGCCAAATCAAACCGATGGAACCCACACCCAGCAGGATACCTAGGGAACCTCGGTATCGTCGATGATGTGGCTGACCTATGCGACTGGTTGACCAACGCACGAGCGGCGAAGGCTCTATATCTCTATTCGATCGATCGCCACGGTTACGAGTACCGTTGGTGGCAGTGGAAAATCTAAACCAGGAAGGTAACCGCCCATGTCAGATTTCAACCGCGACCGTTGGGGACGACCACTCATCCAACTAGACGGAGAAACCATCCCCTACACCAGGATCTCATCATACGGACAGATCCTAGAAGACCAAACCGGATTGAACCGCTGGAAACTGCGTACCGTTGTCTCCGGGATCGGACAACGACCCGATCTCGTCAATCTGGCTGCCGCCAACCTCGGTAACGACCGGAAATTAGACGACCTCGCTCAACAACTGCTGGATATTGGTGGCGCGTCTAAGGCTGCGAACACCGGGACCGCTATCCACGAGACACTCGCCAAGATCGACATCGGAGAGATCGAACTTGGAGAAGTGCCAGATGTTTTCATGCCGTACGCCAAAGCATGGTTGGACTGTCTAGATGTTTATGGTTTACAGGTTGTTCCTGATCTGGTGGAGATCCCGCTGGTGAACGACCGTTTCCAGGCTGCTGGATCTAGCGACAACTTCCTGCTGCGTACGGCAGATGGGAAACTGGTTACGGTAGATAAGAAAACCGGCAAATCGATCTCCAACCGACCGTTGGCATATATGGTCCAGTTGGCGTTGTACGCCACCAGCGTGCGATATGACATCGCGACCGGAGAACGCTCCCCGATCGGTGATATCGATCAAGAAATAGGCTATATCGCGCACATCCCGGCTGTTGGTGACACCTGCACGCTCTATGAGGTTGATTTACAGCAAGCGGTGCAGTTGTGTGAACTGGCGCAGCAGATCCGTGCGGCGCAGAAAACCGCCAAACCTGTCTCTAAAGTGCAACCAGCACCACCGGTCGATATCGATCTGCTGGTGGCTCGTGTCGCCAAGATCGCAGAAGCAGGACACGGGAAAACCCTGCTGGCCTATTGGCCTGAGGATGTGCCGACGTTTAAGCACAGCCGTGAGCAGACCTCTGCACAATTGTTGGCGATTCGTCGTGCGGTAGAACGTGTCGAAACACAGTTTGAGATGCCTTTCGCGGTGGAAGTACCACCGAAGGCTCCTGAGGCCAAGGGAAAGCCACGGAAGGCCAAGAAAGAACCCTTGGATGAGGGTCGCACCTTAGATAAAGATACAGTTGATGCGATACGCAAACATATTAAATCACTGCCGGAATCGGCGCGCACCAACCTGGCAGCATGGGCTAAAGAAGCCTCTACTGCCGGTCAGTCTATTTCGCTGTCCGCGAACCCTTCTGAACGTAGGTTTGAGATTGCCAGAGCCATGGTGCAACTGGCAGTCTGCAACAACCCTACCGATATTCTCAGCAAGTACACTGAGATGCGAGAGTCAATAGGTGCGACTTTCGCAACACTAACCATCTCACAAGCGAAAACGCTGTGCGATCAAATTATGGAGGACAAGAACAATGGATGATTTCCTGTCATCTGGCAGTAAAACACCAGCCGTGCGGCTGGCAGAGATAGGGGATACGGTCACCGGAACTGTGATCTCGATCTCCAAGATGGAAGATAAGGAGTTGAACGGAGAGATCCGCCGCTGGCCCAATGGCGACCCTAAGCACGTCTACGTGTTCAACCTTGATATCGATGGTGAGGAACAGTCGCTGTGGGTTCGTGGTCAGATGGTGACCGCCATCCGCGAGGCCGCATCCGCCGCTAAAGTCACCACTTTGGTTGGTAATCGGCTCACGGTGAAGTTTACCGGTTTGGGTGAGATCAAGCAGAAGGGTTACAACGCACCGAAATTGTACAAGGCTAAGGTGGTTGCACAGTCTCCGGTCGATGTTGATGATCTCATCTGACCAAGTGGATATGCAACTGCTGACCACCGATGTGCTCGTGGTGACAGTTCACTATCTCCAGAGGATCGTACCGCACGGTCCTGATGATGGAGACATCCTCTTCCGGCTGATCAAACGGTATGAATCAGAAATCGAACGTCGATCTCGCGTTACAGGTGTTTGATTGGCAGCAATACGCCAACTGTAAAATCGCGGGGCAGCGGCTCAATTCAGATATGTTTGAGCCGCTGCACCGCGAAATGTCAGTGGTAGAACAGAAACGCGCCAAACAGTACTGTGATAACTGTCCTGTGTTCGATCGTTGTTACCGTTGGTGTTTAGAAAGTATCCCTGATCCGCTACCGTATGCTTTCGCTGCAGGGATGACGAGCCGACAGCGGCAGAAACATCGACATGATCTGATCGCTGATCCAATGATCTGCACCTGCCGTAGGTGTCAATATTTTCGTAGGAAACGGAACAAAGGTGAACGATAATGGCGATTTTGATCGGCGTTGTTCTCGGCGTGGTCCTGGGTTTCACCTTGGGCGTTCTCGCGACCGACAACCACTACCTGAAATAATCCATTTTCAATATAAGGACGCAACCAACGTGGCGAACCCAAACAAACGTAAAGGTGACAGCGGCGAACGTGAGATAGCCAAACTGCTGTCTGACCTGTTGGGGTTCACTGTACGTCGCAAACTTGGTGCAGGTAGGCAGGACGATACCGGCGATTTGGAAGGACTGCCGGATTGCACTGCACAGGTGAAAAACTGGTCAGATATCGCACGTGCGATCCGCGAGGGTTTACCAGGGTTGCGTAGCCAGCAGCAGAACGCTGGCACTGTACATGGTGTTTTGTTTATCCGTCGTCGTGGCGGCGGTTGGATCGCAGTTATGGATCTTGACCAGTGGGCCACGCTCTATAGAGAATCGTTGTGATGGACAGTTTCCAAACCGCCCTACAACTTGCTGATCTAGGTTGGCGAGTGCTCCCGATCAAACCAGGGATGAAACGACCTGCCATGACCGCTTGGCAACACGCAGCCACGGTTGATAAGCAGACGATCTCCAACTGGTATCGCGGTATGTACGCCAACCATGGTGTTGGTGTCGCCACCGGTCCCCAACCATCCGGTCAGAACCTGATCGTCATTGACATTGACGAACACGACCTGGAACAGTCAGGATCAGATAGTTTCGCCAAACTGGAATCGCGTTACGGTGCGCTACCAGAAACTGTTGAGGTGGCTACCGGCTCCGGTGGTCGCCACCTCTACCTACTCGCGCCACCAGCCGTGGAGATCCGCAACGACGCAGGTAAACGGTTAGGTGTAGGGATCGATATACGTGGTGATGGTGGGCAAGTTCTCGCACCGCCAACGGTCCACCCTAATGGGACACCATACCGTTGGGTGGAAGGTAGATCACCGGCAGATATCCAACCTGCGCCGATGCCCAAATGGTTGGTCAATTTGATCACTAATCCGCAGGCTGAACCACCTACTACACCAATATCTAACGATGGTGATGGACCGGCAGCGAGATATAACGCTCGTACGACGTGGGAAGATCTGCTGTCGCGCGATGGTTGGATCTACAGCCATTCAGATCGTGATGGTGAGCAATATTGGACACGTCCTGGTAAAACCACACGTGAAGGCACATCCGCCACTGTCGGTTATAAAGGCCAAGATGTGCTGGTGGTGTTCACCTCGTCGATCTTATGGCTACCGGCTGGTGCGTACAGCCGGTTTGGTTATATGGCGTGTCGCGATTTCAACGGAGATCGCAGTGCCGCAGCCAAATCACTGCTACGTGAAGAACACGTCACTGAACAACCAGATTTAGATGACTTGTTGGGTCAACCGACGAGCGACGATCGCGACCAACGTCTGTTGGGGATGTTGATCGACTGGCCTACGTTTTGGGAGCAGGACCATACGGTAGCGGAATGGTTGGCGGAACCGTTGATCGCTGAGGCTCGCGCCCATGCGATTTTCGCACCAGGTGGCACTGGTAAAAGCCTACTTGCGTTGTGGCTGTGTGCGGCGATCGCCACCGGCACACCAATTTTCGGTCATCCGCAGAAACCGCGACGTGTCCTCTACCTAGACTACGAGATGACACCCGACGACCTCGCAGAACGACTGGAATCGATGGGATATACGCCAGAACACAACCTTTCCAATCTACGTTATGCACTGCTACCGGATATTGACAGTTTGGACAGTGAAACTGGCGGCGCGCAGGTCGCGAGATTGGCAGAGTTGTGTGATGCGGAACTGGTGGTATTCGACACTTTCGGTCGTGCGGTGCAAGGTGAAGAAAACGAGGCCGATACCGTACGTGCGTTCTACAGGAACACCGGTATCTATCTTAAGCGTGCTGGTCGCGCGTTCCTACGTATAGACCATGCCGGTAAAGATCTAGAACGTGGACAGCGTGGAAGTTCCGCTAAGAACGACGATGTAGACGTGGTTTGGCAGATGACCCGATCAGGTAGCGATCTATACAGTTTGAAAACCAGGAAAGCCCGTATGGGTTGGGTACCAGAGAAGGTGGAATTACGGATGAGTGAAGATCCGCTACGGTTTGAGATCGCCCATGCCGCACCACTCCCCGATGGCGCACTAGCCCTGGTAGCGCAGTTGGATGAGTTGCAGGTCGATCCGCTACTGTCCAGCCGGAAGGTTAGAGCGATCCTCACGGAAATGGGTGTCCAGGCCAGTAACGCTGCGCTGCGAGCGGCTGTAAAGATCAGGGCGCGCCACGCAGGGTTCGCCGCAGATGAATCCGCACTAGACGACTATCTGCTCTAGAAGGCTTTCCTTGGTATCTCCGTGGCCTTCCCTTGGCCTCTGAAGGCTCGAGGGTATTTACACAGCACCCTGAGAAAAGAAAGCCTTCCGTGAAAACAGTTTCGCCGCCCTTGGGGGAGAAGGGCGGCGAAACATCCATGGCAGCAACCCATGGTGACCAGCACTGTGCCGTGTGCCTACACCGACCCTAGCACAGATGTATGTACCCTACGCTGAGCACCAGCCAGACGGAGGTGGATCTGGCTGGTGCTCAAAGCGGAGGCTAATAGCCTCTCACCAACCTGACCAGAAGGGGACAGTCAGGCTGGAGGCTCTACCGGGATCAACGGCAACTGGTGTAACGATTCGATCCTCACCACCATAGCAGACGGGATAGCCAACACGTGATCAACATCCCCGTACTCTTCACCATCGATCATCGACTGAGCCAACACAATATGACCAGGTTTCACATCACGCAGCAGAAACCCGATCGAATGGACGATACATGGCTCATCATCAAGTTCTTCTACCGCAGTCCAGGTATCGGTAACCGCGTGCGCATCACGCCACCAAAGACACACCATCTGCAAATCACGACTCGTCATCGTCATCATCCTCATCTTCATTGGTGATCCAAGACGCATTAGCCCACGTGTGTTCCAAATCAGCCAGAACTGCACGTAACATCCCCATCAACACCCAAATAGGTGCATCAGTGTTATGAACTGCGTGTAGACCGTGCGCACCATCAGGTCGCAGTCCTGCCATGATCACCATGGTTTGCATCGGGATCGAATCAGGCCAATTGTCCGACATGTAAGGTGGCACGAGATCGTGTGCAGTTACGTGGTTGGCTACCATTTCTCCAACTTCCTGTCGCTACAAAACACCGGAGCCTGGATCGTCACGTTATGCTCTGGTGTGATGATCGCCAACGCCTGCTGTGGCTGTTCATGGCCGAAATTGTTCAACCAAGCGTACTCATCCGTACCCTTAGTAGAACCGTTCACGATCAAATTGGGTGTTGAGATATATTGATGCCAGTGACCTAACCACATGGTGTGGAACGGCTGTCCTATCTCCATCGCACGTTGCGCTTTACGTGCACGCATCCGCATGATAGGTGGCCAAATACCACCGATACCGCCACCGCCATTCACCTGATCACCATGAGTCAACAGATGACCATACTCATAGACTTGGATCATACAATCCGCGTTATCGGAGATCTGAAAACTGAACCGGTTATCGCCAGTGAAATGACGTTCAACCATCTTACCTAACAGCCAATCGAAGTTGGTGCGTGCGCGGAGTTTTGCTCGCGGTTTCCGACTGGTACGACCGTGGTTACCAGGGACAGCCGCCACATGTACTTTCCCAAACTCATCTGCCAAAATGTGCAACGCAGCAGAAATCTGCTCAGACCAATGTAGGAGTGACCCTAACATCGTGTCTTCATTGGTTTGCGACAGTTCATCGTGAATGTCGCCGCTGAAAGTGTCGCCACCCAACATCACCAACACACCATCATAGGTCATACCAGCGAGATGGTGACGTGCGATTTTCACGCTGTTCTCCACCCAAAGACGCAGACGGATCTCCGCAATTTGACGATCATACTTATTCAGATCGCCAACTTCCGTTGGTTCTACCACTTCATCGAAATGACAGTCTGATAGTAGCAACGCCAATGTTGCGTGTTTCTTACGTGATGATGGGCGCGGTAGCATCCATTTAGGTGGTTCGATCGTCGCAGACTCCGCTCGTTCTACGATCTCCAACGCAGTTTGCAGTTCATTGATCTTATCTACCAACTGTGCATTTAGATGGTGGACACGATCGCGTTCGCGACGAAGTTTCAGGTTCTCTCCGCGTGCCTCTAGATCTGCAAGTTCGCGGATCTCGTCGTTAAGACTCACAGCGACACTCACCACGACGATGGCGCGCCATCACATCACCAGACACACGGAATCCACGACCCGTAAGCACCTTAGCGATAACCGTACTAGGAATAGTAGGGTCTTTCAACGCTGCTTTCAACTCGTCAGCCTCATCACCAATAGTGTTGATAACCAACCCTACGGTACAAGATCGACCTGTTTTCCCTATATTGGCCGCATGGATATCCTGCAACAAACTTTTCTTCATAGCCACGTTACCCTCCGCTCGTGTGGATTAAGAATGATCTTTGACGTGATCGTAAAGACGTTCGTCTACCTTATCAACCTTCTGCTCGATACGGTTTAAAGTGCGTGCGTTCTCACCATGCTGGCTGTCGTTCTTACGGTCCAGTCGCATGATCAACGCGACGACAGGACCGCCAGCACCAACAACCGCTACGAGAACCGAAACCCAATCATTCATCGGCCTGCTCAACTCGCGACTTAGCCAAATATGCTTTAGATTCCTCTACCAACACTTGTACGCAAGCGGATACGCCAGCGGTTAGAGCAGCCTTCCAAATCTCCCAACCACCCAACAACGACGCGGTAGGCAAAATCGTACCGGCATGGTAGGTGAAAGTGGCCAGTAGTTTCATCGCTAGCGGTTTCATATCCTATGCTTTCAAATCGGGGAACACTGCGACAGCATCTAACACCGCCTGCGGTGGAGTGTCACCACAAACGTAGCGGATGTGCCAAGCCTCGGCGTTAGGTCCAGATTCAACTTCCCAACTGAACCCATACTTCAACACAGGTGACAGCAACGGATTTGGACCTAGCATCCAAGCCAGCCGTTTCCCTGATGTGTTGGCGATATCGATCGCCAAACCTAAACCATGGTTGCTGGTCCCTGGTGCAGCACTAGGTGCAGAACCACGCTTCAACCACCACCGTTTCCCGTCCCATTTGCGTGTCACCACCGGAATACGGGTCGTAGGAATAGGCGAATAACGAGCGAGGAAAGTCCGTTCCTGCTGACTATATGTACGGTAGGTGTCTGCCGTGGAAGTGGACTGCAGGTCGATCCCTGCGAAGTAGGCTTCTAACTGGAGACAGTTAAAAGCAGTGGCAGCCTGATGATACAGGATACCTTTGGTGCCTTTCAACGGTCGCAAAAGACGTAGATCTAGTTGACCGTTAGCCTGACCTCGCAGGTCAGCAGGCATGATCACCGGCAGGACAGGATATTTCATGCTGGGTAGGGGTATCTGGCGCGGATCTCCGCGACTTTATCCAACCACTGCTGTTCGGTGTTCTCCCCGCGCTGCCAGCCGAAATACAGCGGATCGGCCTCAACCTGGTAAGCCGCTTGACGTGCACGCTTCAACTGATCGAGCGCAACCTCGGCCTCAAGTTCCGCGATGATCGCATCACACGCTGTTTTAGTGGGTATCGAACTGTTATCCAACCAAGTGTAATTCTCGTAAACTGATGTGTCGCCATCGCATTTCCAAGCACATCCTGGTGCAAGTCGAGCGAAAGCATGAGCGTATGTGATTCCCATCAGCCAATCTCCATAACACTAATAACGCCAGTTGCGATATTGTTTTTAATAAAAACTGTGTTGTCAGTCGTAGTAGTTGCCATTTGCCCTTTGAAAGTTCTAGCAGAAGTTCCAGTAGATGCCACAACCGCTCTAATATGCACTGGACTGAACTGGTTATTTGGGTTGCTGCTAGATGCATCCAATGTTGCACCAAATTCTGCTGTTTGTGTAAATACGCCAGATTCATTCAAAATCACTTTGCCAGTTCTGGCTTGTGGAGTGCCACCAGTCCGGTAGATTTCAGCAGTCACAAACATATCAATAACCAACGTACTAGATGCTGAAACTGGCGTATACGTGACACTCAGACCGCTGATGTCAACTGCACTCGCGGACGTTGTAGACCGTTCAGTGGTATCAGTGCCATATCCGAAACCGATCAGTTTTCCACCTGCCGCTGTCCACGCCAAACCAGAGGCTGAGCCAGAACTAGCCGAAAGCAAATATCCATTCGTACCAACCGACAGTACACCAACACTGTCGTTAGTCAAACCAACTAGCAGATCACCCTTAGCATTGAACGTGCCAACGCTCAATTTGCCAGTTGTGTTGCTGTTGACAGCCACCGTGATGGCGTTGACATCAGCGGCTGTGAGAACGTCGCCATCTACATAATCTGTGGGTAAAGTCATGTTACACTCCTAAAGTGTGTTGGTTCCAAGTATACCAAACTCCGCACTACCTAAGATGAACGCGGTACTTAGTGGGTAGGCAGTAGTATAGGTGTTCACCCAACGATCTGGTGTGATATCAGTAGTGTGACCCTGGATAGTTAACCGTAACGTCAAATCAGATCCGTTCGCCATGTTTTTGGTGATGATCACCGGATCGCCAACTTCCAACGCCAAACCAGGTGTAATACGATTAGAGTCAGAAGACATATCTAGAGTGAAACGATCAATCCGCAACCTGGGTTGTTTCCTGTAGTTCAAAATCTGATTGGCCCGTTGCAATGCCAGATTGTTGGTTTCCATCATCAACCCTGAACGGTTGAATGACCGTAGAAAAAACTCAGATATCGAAGATGCATCGCTAGCAGTTTGTGGCTGGCCAGACAACCTGGTGAGAGTCACAGAATTAGCAAGTTCAGTCTCATCATAGTTAATATCAATATCCTGGTATTGGATGTTTACACCGTTGTCATCAAATTCATATGCAGTGCCTGATGCCTTTTGTGACAACGATTGACGCGACAGGTAAACAGCCTTGCCATCATGGTCGATATAGAATGCACCTAGGTCTGATTGTTCGATTATCTGGATTGCAGACAGTGCAGATCGAAAACCGCCAGGGTCGTTCTCCAATTCGGTGTCGCCATCGTCGATCAGCCGTTGACCGGCAGGCCAACCAATCTCATCTAAGATCAGATTGATACGCTCACCAGGCAAATCTTTGTTTGCTGCACCAGTAACCGTCTCGATATTTGCAAGTTGCAGCAATCTGAATGCGTCAACAGCACGGACAGTCACAATGGCGAAATCAACTGATTGATCTGCCCAAGTGTAATCCCATGATGTGATATAGCCAGCGAAAATGCTGTAATCGTTGCCTTGGTAGTTGGCGGTTACACGCACCTGCCGCATTGGTTTAACTTGCGGATAATAAGGTGACGACGTGTTGTTCGGATTCCAATCCCCGGTGAAATCGTAGAACTCGATAGTCGCTTCACCAGGTAGATATTCTTCAAATGCACGATCGCGACCGTGACGTGTAGAGATCTTACGCACCTGGTCAGTGATATTGATCTCCTGGATCGCATTAGGAGCCAGTACATTAGTACCCAATACACCATTGTTGGGATCACCAAGGATAAAAGGGTCACCAAACGATGGACCAGTCCCTAGGCGGATCTTAACAGTAGGGGTTGCAGGAAGACTCATAGGTTCGTGTACACCAATTGAGATCCATTACGTTGCGAGTTCACCAAACCACGTCGGATTGATTCGATAAGATCACGTTCGCTAGTCACCGAACCAGCCACATTCACAATAACCGTAGGTTGATTCGCCGCCACAGCGGAACTTGGCTTAGTGGCCATCGCATCAATCAATGCAGTGTTAGGTAGAACCATGCCGGTTTGACCGGGGATGAAAATCTCTGGTCCTTCTTCACCGACGATGTATGGTCCTAATGTTGGGGATACGGGGCCACCTTTGGCGCGGAAGGTGACACGACCGCCACCTGCACCGCCACCGGCATTCATCGAGTTCAACCAAGCATTGACACTAACTTTCAACTCAGTTTCAACATCCTTGGGTATCGTACCCAACTGCCGGATGTACGCTTCCAACTCCCTACGGAGCGGATCGGTTGGTGAAAGTGTTTTGGCGACTTTCTCCAACTCCGCGATCTGCAACGCCGCAGATTCAGTGGCGGTGAGCGTCTCACCACGCATTTTGGCTTGCTCTTCAGCGACCCTCGCTACAGCAGCAGCCTGATTCAACGCTTCTGACGCTGCGGCATTTTGCGCTTCAGCAATCTTACGTGTCGCCTCTTCAGCCGACAGCGTACCAGATGCCGCCTCAAGATGAGCCGTGACGTACTCTGCGATCGCATCAGTGGTACGGAACTGCTGATTTTCGTAGGCGATCGACGCGTTAAACTGAGCCAACGTCGCGTTCAAAACATCATTCAACGCGTCTTCTTGTTTCTTCAGTTCCTCATTGTGCAGTCTGGTTGCTTCAGCGGCTTCTATTTCCGCCTCAGTCAATCCATCAATAGCGTTTTGTGTACGCTCTGCGTCAGCCTCAGCCTGCTTGAAACCAGCCACCTGTTCATCAATGATGACATTGACTTCCTCAGTAGTCAAACCAAGCAGTTCCTGGATAAGACCCAGATCTCGCAAACGTTCTGTTGTGCCTATCGATGTTTGCGCCAATTTCGCTACAAACTCTTCAGCCGAACCAAACTCACCAGCGAACAAAGACGCAGCATAGGTCGCACCAAATTGTGCTTTGATGGTGTCATCAGTAGCGCGAGTCAATCCGTCAAGTTCTTTTTGGAACTTCGCTGCGTCTTCAGCAGCCTGCGATGCATGAAGACCAGCGATCAACATCACGCCACCAAGCGCACCAACCGCAATATTGGCTGTCTTAGCCGCCAACCCGAAACCTTGCAAGGAACGCGACGCGGTAGCCAAACCGCCACCTAGCACAGCGGTAAACGTGATGATTTTCTGCAACGGCTCAGGTAGAGCAGTGAAAGCATCAACCGCAATTTTGGCGATACCCACCAACTCTTGCATCACCGGTAGCAAGGCCTGGCCGATCTCCGCCTGCATATTCTTAAAATCAGCCTGCAAAATACGCTGACTGTTCGCCAAACTGTCAGAAGTGTTGGCGAAATCGCCAGCGGTTTTAGCGGTTTCTTCCATGAGAAGTGCATAACGCGCCTGCACCTTCTCCGCTTCAGTCATCGTAGATGCCGACTCTGCGATACCTTCCTCTACCGCGAAAGCAGCAACCGCCGCAGCGGACAGATCGATACCGAAACGACGGATCGACTCTGTTTCACCAGCCAACGATGATTGGAACACCTGCGCTGCCTGCGGGATATCCAAGTTCATCACTGACGCGAAGTCAGCGATACGGGTCGTCAGATCCTCGGTAACTGCGATGACATCGCCATTTGCGCCAGCGATCTGCTTAGTGAAACCAGCAAACTGCACCGCGAAAGTATTGAAATCCTGCGCTGATAGACCAACAGTTTTAGATGCGGTTTCACCAAACTCTAGGATTCCATCGGCTGCATCACCAAACGTCACCTGTACAGCGTTGATCGACTCACCAAGATCTGACGCTGCGTTGATCGACGATTTCGCAAAATCAGTGATCACCTTAGTGGCAAACGCATTAGCCAAACCCTTAGTCAGGTTGGTGGCCTGAGTGCCTAGCGACCCTGCCGCTTTCTCTGCTTCTTTAAACGCTGCTTTAGCCTGTGTAGCATCAGCGATAACATTTACTGCAAGTGATGCTCGTTTCGCTACCATCAGACGTTCCTATTCCAAATATTGTAAATCGTGGCTAGATATGCATCTACCACCGATTTTACCTTATTGTCCACCGCACGGTAGAGGAACCGATTGGGCGCGATATTGTGAGCAGGCCAACCGAAATGGATGATCGGAGCATAGGGAACCGTAGCGCGACCTGCCATCACCTTAGCACCACGAGTGGTAGAGGACGCTTTAATAGTGCGCTGCAACCTGCCAGTTAGCACTGGAACTTGCACTTTCGCTTCGGTTGCTACGATTTTTCCGGCTTCTTTACCAGCCTCACGGAACTCTTGTTTAGCAGCCTCATCAAGTTTTTCTAAGGCACGTAACAGTTTGTTCAGACCATCAACACGGAAGGTTACGTCACGCATCAAGTTCTCCGTTTCATCTCGGTTTGTTGTGCGGATCGCCTGCGCATGTAACCCACTATCGCGTTGAAAACTTCTGGTGGTGTGTCCATCAGATCGATTGGACTGATACCGGTTTCAACTGCTACAGCGGCGACAAGACCTATATAGGTATTGTCTATTCTTTTCCCTCGAATGCCTCCGCGGTTGGTGAGATGAACTCCACCGATTGGATCTCATCCAACCAACCATCAAACGGTTTGACCACTCGACCTGCTGATCTAGTACATTCCCACGCCAGCCAGTAGAGATGTTCCATCTTCATGTCTTGGCTAAGGGCTTTGACCAAACCAACCTTATGGTGGCGTTCAAAGTTGATCGCTGCTTTAGGTGTAACCGGTGCTTCGTACGTCTCGTCGGTTGTGACGATCCGCATTTTATATCCAATCATGGGCGGTTCCTTCCTATCAGGCAGTTGTCTTATTGACCATACCGGAGATGGGCCACGTCACGTCAGCAGTCAACAGATCGCCAACTGCACCAGCGACCGGTGACCACGAGTTCACCAAAGCAGTGAAACTGTACAGAGGGTTGCTGGTGCTGGTGGTTGTGTTCACCGGCTTGACAGTCACCGTCGTGGTCGTACCCAACAGCGGGTAGATCGTCGCTTCAACCTCGCCAGCGGCGAAATCCTGATGGAACGAGATACTGACGCTGTGATCGCCCAACCCTGCAACGCGAGTGACCGCGGAATCGCCAAACGCGGTGGTGGCGACCTCTGCGAACGACATATCGAGGCTAACCTGTGCGATACGGTCGGTCAGATCAACACTGTTGATCGTGATAATAGGGTTGGTGAAAACTAGACGTGCCATTAGTTGTTCTCCTCTTGCTGAACTGTGGCTGTTTTGGCTGGTTTATTAGCCACCAAAACTAGGTGGCCGCTTTCCACAAGTGCTTCAATATTACACTCTTGTAGATCTGCTTCGCTGACTACTGATCCTGCCGGGAGCGACATCCGCGACGATTTGACAGCATAACTGTGCATTGTTTCTCCTAGGCATGTACCACAACAGTGAAATCAACCGCCAGGTAGGTGGCTTCATTCGCCTGAATGACACGGATATTGGACGCTGATTCTACGATCAACGTTTGGACAGTTCCGTTCAAGGTTTTATCGGCCTCAATTGCTGCACGTACAGATGTCTGCCCATCCCACGAGACGTATCCATCTAGGGCGCGTTGAGCGGACCGTTCATCAGCACGTGCCACAATAACCGATATAGTGAAAGTGTAAACAGGATCGCCACCGCTGAACGACCGGTGGAAAGTGATGTCTTCTACACCTACTGTCGCCATCGGCACCGGAATCGAATCCGGGACGTGATCGAACGTTCGCAGTCCAGGGATGGCGGACAGCCGGTCTTTCAACCCTGCGGTGGTTTCAGTAACTGTTGCCGCCATCAGCCTACCATCACTGGTTCAAGCCGGTATGGTTGTACCAAAGCGGCTGCTGTTGGGTGGAGTGCAGATCGCAACCGTAGGATACCGGTATCTGCGAATGGTGTAGCACCAAACGGTGCATCAGGGGATTTGAAAATTGTGATCGCTTGGATCAAGCAAGCCTGTTTCACCGCATTGGGGATCGTGGCCCATCCCCATCTGGCTGTCACCTGGACACAAGCCCTACCGTAATCTCTGGTGAACCATAGGCTTTCGATCGCACGTATCGTATTGTAAGGCCAATACTCACCATCGGTTTTACCGTTCAACGGTTCCAACTGGTAATCTGCGGTAGACCACACCTGTTCAAAAGTGCCGTTCAACCCTGTGTCCACTTGAACGATCAAGCCGCTGGTAGTCCCAAAATCGTCTGTGCGGCAGACCTCAGCACTGTCCGCTACGAACACACGCGCGGTGGCGATGGTGTCATAAGTGAACTGGCGACCGCAATACTGTTGGATCATCGATGTGGCAGCGTCGATAGCCAGTTCAAGTTGCACATCATCAACTGTATCTGTGATACCTAGAGTATGTTTCAGATCGGAGATATCGCACAGTTGTTGAGTCATCTCAAGCCCTTATCACGCTGGTTGTTCAATCTCACTCGCCAAAGACACCAAGAACGTGTTTTGTGATTTGGCCAGTTCTACCAGAGATTCTACACCATGCCATTTCTGATCAGCCAGCCATTCACGGTTCACCAGGACGCTACGTGCTGTCTCGCCACGCATCGAACTGACAGTAGTAGTGTCGTTCATCCCGACAACCTTACATCCATAACGTTTGGCTGTATCGATGGCGTGATCATACCAACTGCTACGGAACCGGACATTAGTCGCAGTGATCAACAGCCACTTTGCGCTGTTATCATCAAGTGCAGTTTTGATATCAGGATGGACGTTGTTGTACCAGCCGGTAGTAGAGCGCAACGTATTCCAAAACGGGATGTCTGGCTGACCGTTATCTGTGAAATAGATATTGAAACATTCAGTGGCTGGCGGTGCGAGGAATGAATGCCAAAAATCGATCTCACCTAGCCACAGGTGTTTCATATGGGTGGACCGGATGCCAGTATGTACGTGGCATGGGATTTCTAAGGCTTGACATCTGGCAAAAAATGAGATGTCTTCACCGATCAATGATCCATCGCTACCGCGCACTCGATCAAACCATGTAGGCCCGTATTCTTGGTGGATCTGTTCGATCACTGTACGGTGGATCAACAGGAACGCACCGCCAGTGGCGGCGCATCTCACCAAACTGTTGGTTGGGTAGTGCGATCGACCGGTGAAACGTTGGTGACCATCGGTATGTTCTACCCAATCGAAAATTGTGGGTCGTGGGATACAGCGATATCCGCCGCTGTTATCCTCAACTGCTTCACGTTGAGCGAACGCCAAACCACCAACGATAGGACGATCTTTTGGATCTGCGATCTGTAGCAGTTGATCTAGTGCGTGGGATTCAAATCCCATGTCTGCGTCAACCATGAACAGCCAGTCACATTCACTGGACATGAAATTGTTGGCCAGTTGGTTACGTCCTTCCGGGATACCACCTGATGCGCATTTGATGCTGGCCCATCCAGACAGTCTGCGATCATGTGCCATGTCCCAACCAACCAGGTTTAGGAGACTTTTATGGAATGATGCTGCGATGTCGTGTGGATGCAGATAGCCTAGGAGCACGTCGCCGCTAGGCATTCTTGGCTCGCTTCTCTCCAGGTGTTTTCGTGGCTGTCTCTACAGGACGAGCCGACACCACCTGAGTGGTACGTCGCAACCGGAACGGCTGATCACCGAACAGTTCTGGTTTCGCCAGGACGAACGGATCGTTGGCGATCCATGGTTCGTTTTCGACGAGACGTACGATCAACCCTGTGTTCGGGTCGGTGGTTGTACATGTCTGTTGTGCGTATACGATTGGTGTTCGCATCGCGTTTACCTCCGTGGGCGGTTTTGGGCGGTATCCCCACCAGCGAAACCGCCCAGAATCGCTGGTGGGGATGACTTGCTGTTATCAGGTGTTCTGCAACAGTCGGAATCCGTTATCGTTCACGGAGTCGAATCCGTGACGAGCGTAGGCGAACCAACCGCGCTGACCGGTAGGACGGTTGTTGGTCGTACCGAACAGGTGCGAAACCAATTCAACTGTCATACCTGCACGCTGAGCCACCACGAAGTTGGAGAAATCACCAACCACGAGGATGTTTGCGGCTCCGGTTGTGCCGGTGAACTCTGGTGCGTAGTCGCTGGTGATGACCGGACGACCGAACAGGTTGCCGATTCCACCTTGCGTAATGTTGACCGTGTAATACGCTCCGGTGTCGTTGGCTGAGAACGAACGGATCTCGTTCTCCACGTCGGTGGACATGATCCACGTGGCGCGAGCCTTGTAACGCTCCGGGAGCGACTTCCACACCTTGAGCAGGTCCACCGCGCTGAACGTACCATCGGTCGTCACGACGACCTCAACGTTGGTGTTCGCGTCCAAAGCGGTGAAGATACCAACCGGTGTGGTTCCGGTCATCGACTGCGAGGCCACCAGGTCGATGTAACCCTGGTCAAGCAGACGGCGCATCTCCTCAGCGAAACCGGGGTAATCCTGGCCCACCTCAATGGAGTAGGGGATGAAACCGCGAGCGGTGTAAACGTCGATGGACGGCTGAGCCAAGGTGGGAGCGTCGTCCGACACTTCCGATGCTTCAGCGTCATACGACCACGAGACACCAGCGGATGAAACACCCTTCCAAGCGTCGGTGGTGATCGTCACGATACGAGCCAGGTTGAGGATCGGAGCGTCAGCCGCACCAGAGGTGAGGATGATCGTCGGGTCGATCAACACCGGAACACCAAAACCACCAGCCGAATCCGGGGAGAGTGCAGCGGCGCGGAACTCATTCAACGCCGAAACTTCCTCAGCGGTGTAAGCCGGTGCAGTCTGCGTAACTCCCTTGACGAACGCCGAACGGTAAGCATCGGTTTCGGTGAGGATCATACGCTTGGCGATCTCACCACCATCGGTGTTGCCGTTGCGCGTGTTCAACAGACGATCGACGTGATCAGCCTGGCGAGGTGCAAGGTCGCGACCCTCGGTTTCCAGGATCTTCATCGCCGCATCACGGACTTCTCCGCGGCTTGCGCTGCGGATGTCAACCTTGGTTTCGGTGCGCTTCATGATCTGCGGTGCGTCGAATCCAACGCCACGCTCGGTGATGGCAGCCTTCGCAGCCTCAACACGGGCCGCGCGGATTTCTGCCGCGTCAAGTTCCGACTTGCGAGCGTCGAACTCGTCAAGAACAGCGGTGAGACGTGCGTCCTGGTCAGGTGTGATCTCTTCAATGGCGGCGAGCGACTCAATTTCGGCCTGCAACGCTGCCACCTGATCACGCAATTCTGTGATCTTCATGGTTCAGTTCCTTTTCAAGGTGAGGAGAGCGATTGCTCTACGTTGTGCTTGTGTCCTCGTCGAGTGCAGTTGCGGCTCGTCGTTTAGGGCGATTTCAGCGGCTGGTTCGTCACCAGTGCCAATGATAAGACCTCGCGCCAACTCGGTGCGGATCTCAGGGTCGGTGAGTGCAGTGAGAATTTCCCGGCTGCGCACACCAACGGTTGTCTGTTCGTAAGCAGGGAAAACGACCGGTCCTGCTTCATACAAGGCTACTTCACTGATCGTACGTTCTGCAACGTTATCCCTGCTTTTACGCCAATTATCATTGATGACCCGGAATCGAAAACTCATCCCGGTGATCGCTCCGTCGCGGATCGCATCACGCACCGGCTGCACCAACCAATTGTCAGAAAGACGTGCCTTCACACGTAGCCCATGGCTGTCTTCCTTAATTGAAGTGAACACACCCAACGGTAGCGAGCCGATCAACGGATGTGTGCCATGATCAAACTGCAAAATCGGTGTGCGTTCAGATAGAGTTTTCTTGAATGCGCCTGGTGAGATCCGCTCACGGAAAGTGCCTTCCCACGAATCAATATCAGTCCACTCGTTGAAAACCGCCGCGTAACCTTCCAGCGTCAGTCCATCACCGGATGGTTCTGCGCGGAACTCCACCTGACGTACCAAATCGTCTTTTGGTGCATCAAGCCGGTAGGTGGTGTCCAGTTCGCTGGACCGTTCACCGCCAGGTTCGATACCTTCTGAGATGGATACTGCTACCATTTGGTCGATGGCGTCGTCTTTGGTGGTGTGACAGCCGATCACTTCTCCGTCGTCTTTGATTACCGCCCAACCGCTGCAGTCTGCGGCTTCATCGGTGATGTAATAAGGCATCCTAGGCTCCTGGTTTCTGAAGTTGGACCGACAACTGGCCAGTATGTACAAGTCTGGTCATATCTCCGGTGGTTACAGCATCAACAACTGTCTGCGGATCGAAACCACCATCGATCAACGTACGCATCGTATTGGCATCACGCTGTTTAATATTAGCGGCATCCAAAACATCTTCCTGTAGAAACGACACGTCACGTTCGTCATACCACAGTCTACTACCACCATCCGGCGGTAGCACAATGTTCTGCAGGCTGGCTGATGCTGCACGCCACAAAGGACGAATGGTCCCATCAGCGAATCGACGACGAGCAGCAGTGTAATTGCCAGAGTTCAACGCGGAACCAGCCAAACCTTCACTGATACCCAAGATTGACGCTGGTACACCAGCAGCAGCAGCGATACGTGTCTCTCCTGCACCCTGCACCGCTTTGAACGCCAACTGTTCAAAATTAGCCCCAACTGTTTTTACGTCTGCACCTGACCCTAGGAACAAAGTTTTAAATCCTTGTGCTGCACCGCGATGTTGGGTGTTCATCTGCTCGCGGAACTTATCAAACGCTTCCCGGCTCACGCCTGGCTCAAACTTCACCACCAACTGTGGTGTAGCACTGTTACGTAGAAAAGCGTGTTTATAGACAGTCAGTTCCTGGTCTGCGGTTACGTCTGGCATGATCGAGGCCAACCACGACAGGCCACGGTATTGATGCATCGGATCAGGCAACGGCTTATAGTGACACACCTCATCCGGTGTGAAAAATGCATTCTCGTTGTTACGGTCGTCTACGTATGAGTACCCTAGGAGTCTACGTCCGAATGGTCTGCCGCTGGCCATATCAAGGACATCTCCGGTGGCGATCACCACATGGTTGGGATCAAGCCGGATCAACTCGTTGTCACGTCGCACCCAATAACTGTTACCGTAGAGTGATGCGTCTACTTCCATCCGTGCGAGCAGGTCACCGGTAGATGCGTTGACCCAAGGTCGCTCTAGGATACGCAGTTCTGGTGTACCGTACAGTTCTCCTGGTCTGCCTGCACTCCACCGTTGGAACGCGAATCGCACTTCGCTGAAAACCAACAGTCGTACGTAGATGCAGGCTGCGACGATAGGGTTGCGTGCGCCTTGCAAGGCAGTCAATTGTGATACGTTGCCTGATGGTACTACATATTGTACACCGTTAAATCCGAACTGTTCCCACAGTCGTAGGTAATCTGGCCAGGAGAACTGCGAATCGCGCACTTCATCCCTACGTTGGATAAGTTTGTTCAACATCGCATCACACCTCGACTCTGTTAAAGACTACCATATAGGGATAGCCTGCGCATCCATGCCCAATTCGATACACCGCAAATAAATCGCATCCCGGTAAGACTCAGAGATACGCCTAACATTCTGTTTAATCAGGGCGTTTTTCTGCCGCTGTGCAGTCATCGGACCGACATGTTGCCTATACAACATCTTGGGGATACGGGCTATTTTCGTATGTAGGAACGTGCGTACGCACAGTTCGTAATCGTCTGCGATCTCTAGTTCAGGGTTGTGTCCGTCTAGTTCGCGGTAGACAGTTGTACGCCAGGCTCGTACGTGGTTAGGTGCGGACACGATATGGCTTATTGTGGTGGCGTTTATCTCTGGTGCGGACATGACCCAACACCCATATTGGTCTGACCAATAGTCTGACCCGTATCCAAATGCCCAACCTTTAGGATATCTACCGGATTGACCATCAGGTAGGATTTCGCACCAGTCAGAGTAAGCGAACCCGATCTCTGGATCATCAAACGTTTGCGCCAATTCTGTTAGACAGTCAGGTGTCAGTTCGTCGTCGTGGTCTAGTTCGATGATGATTTCACCGTTGGCGAGCATCGCAGCGTTGCGTTTCACTTCACCGATAGACCCTGAATGCGTATGCCCACGGAATGCACGCAAACAATAACGCTCATCTGCCGCAAAACCATACAACTGTCGCCATACCTGATCACTGTTCGGTGTATCATCCCACACGACCCATTCCCAATCAGTCATGGTTTGCGCTTTGAGACTTGCCCAAGTGCGCGCTAGCAGATGGGCCGGGGTTTTATAGGTCGGGGTGATGATTGAAAACTTGGGCGGTTGCATCAATTAGCCATTCAAAACAATATCAGTTGCACCAGTAGCGGCGAAAACTAAATCAGGTCGTTCATCAGCAATTTTATGTAGAAAATGAACTAGTGGTTGAACAATATTCAACCAATAGATGTTTTTGGTGCCTAAATCAAAGTTGAAAGCATTACTTATGTAATGCCAAATGGTGTTTTCATCTCGATAGTCAGGATGGACCCACACATATATGAAATGCGCCCAATCTGACTCCACAAATAAATCGACAAAAGCGATTTCCATTTCACCATCAAACATGGCAATCCGTCGCATTTTGCGACCCGGATTCGTTGGGTAATAAATCAACGGTGAGTCGCACAATCTGAGTTCAAACATTGATGGCCTCCATAACCTCAGAAAAATCAAGGCCATCAATAGATCGATCACGAAGTTCGATCAACAACAACTCATCATCCGACCAAGGTTTACCGCTGACCGGATTCAATCCAGGTGGGCAAAACCAATCAAAGTTCTCATCAAGAACAAACCAAGGTTGCGGTTGTGGACTGATGAACACATCGTTGATTGGGTCATATTTGAAACCCTGACCAGCATATTGTTTGCGGATTTTGTGGTTGTATGAGGTTTGAATCCAACGACCACCTAAACCTAAATCCTTTGCCATGTAATCCTGGCCTCGATGCTCCTGCTCGTCAGGAACAACAAGAACACGGATCACAATATTGTTTTTATCGATTTCAGCGAAATGAGCCATTAGGTGAGATACCTCACAATGACAATCCCCGATCCACCAGCACCGCCGGTATCGCCGCCACCGCCACCACCGCCCGTATTAGTACCGCCAGTGCCACCAGTGCCACCACGGTTCCCGTTGCCGCCACCACCAGTTCCACCAGTACCGTTTGCACCTTGACCGCCACCACTTACATTACTAAAACCACCAGCACCGCCACCGCCACCCGCATAATTCACGCTTGAACCAGAGTAATCATTTGACAAACCTGCTCCCCCGTTGCCACCCGCACCACCACTAGTTCCATTTTGATTTGCTCCATTTGAACCGCTGGCATTTTTACCGCCTCCACCGCCACCACCACCGGAAACAGTGCCAAGTTTCCCCTCCTCACCTTTTCCGCCTGCGCCGCCACCGCTGCCTTCACCACTAGTTCCCGAACCACCACCATAACTAGTCGTTGATGCAGAACCAGCACCACCACCACCAGAACCACCCGAGGCACCAATATAGGTCGTACCTATCGCACCACCACGACCGCCACCTGAGCAAGAAACCAAAGAACCGATCGATGATGTTTCACCAGAAGTGGCAGATGCACCACCACCACCAACAGTGACCGTATAACTTCCAGCAGTAATCGATGTGGTTAGTGTTTCCATCCCTCCAGCACCACCACCGGCACCAGCAGTACCGGCATTCGCTCTATTGCCTCCCCCGCCGCCACCAGCAACACACAAAATATCAACACTCTTAGAACCAGAACCAGAAACCTCTAAAGAACTAGATGACGTAAAAGTGTGAATTGTGTAGGAACCCACAGTAGTTACCGTTCCACCAGTAATCGTCAAACCACCAGCAAAACGATAAGAATCGATATAAGTGGTACCCATCAGGCACGCCGCCCGATCAAATAGATTTTCGCACCTTTCGCACCAGTACCAGCAGTATCAACATCAATCGTGATCTCAGCATCATCGGCCAACGCTGAATCCGAAATCACGGGCGGTGTGGCAGCGGTAGTTGAAGTCAATTCATTGGCATCGATTGTGATCTTGGTTGACAAGATCGTTGAACCGGATTCGTTGATGTCAAATGTTGGTGTACCAGACGTTGATGCTGTAGTGAGCGAGGCTCGAACCGCTGTCAACGTCATAGCGAACGGCATACGGAACGTCACCTTAGCGTTGCCTGTCGTGATAGTTGTGCTTTCATCTGAGATAGCGACAATGATCGTTTCTTGTTCGCCTTGCCATTTGATGCCTTCTGATGCACCAGAATCAACCACAAGCACGTGGTTGTTCGTGCCACCAACAGCAAGACGAGTTAACGCGCTAGAAGTGCGAGTCAACAAATCGCCCTTAGTGGTTAGCGTGCCAGAATCAGCAGATCCCTGCGGGCCTTGTGCACCTTGCGCACCTGTAGCACCTTGCGGACCTTGTGCGCCTTGCGCGCCAGTCGCACCTTGCGGACCTTCCGCACCTTGCGGGCCAATTGCACCTTGCGGACCTTGCGGACCCTGTGGACCTGTCGCGCCCTGCGGACCAGTAGCACCTTGCGCACCAGTAGCACCTTGCGGACCTTGTGGTCCTTCAGCACCTTGCGGACCGGTGTCACCTTGCGGACCGGTAGGACCAGTAGCACCTTGCGGACCAGTTGCACCTTGCGGACCTTGCGCACCAGTATCGCCTTGCGGACCTTGCGGACCTGTATCACCTTGTGGACCTTGCGGACCAATATCGCCTTGCGGACCTTGCGGACCGGTATCGCCTTGCGGACCTTGCGGACCTGTCGCGCCTTGCGGACCTGTCGCACCTTGCGGACCGGTATCACCTTGCGGACCCTGCGGACCGATATCACCTTGCGGACCTTGCGCACCAGTCGCGCCCTGTGCGCCCTGCGGACCAGTGTCACCTTGCGGACCCTGCGGACCGATATCACCTTGCGGACCTTGCGCACCAGTCGCGCCCTGCGCACCCTGCGGACCGGTATCGCCCTGCGGACCTTGCGGACCTTGTGGACCTTGATCACCTTGCGGACCTGTCGCACCTTGCGCGCCCTGCGGACCCTGCGGACCCTGTGTTGAGATCGCAAACAAAACTTCAAGATCATTGGCGAAACCGGTAGTGCCATCGCCGCCGCTGTCCAACAACGTCACCGGATACTCGACATATCCAGTTTGGCTTGTAGGTGCGGAACTGATCTCCCACTTCTGGAAATCATTGGAATCAGTGGAATCTTGGATGACGATCACATCGCCAACACCAAGCAACGTTAAGAAAATGTCAACATCGAAATTATCAAACGTTATGTGTGAGACATTGATTTGCGTGGCTGATGTCTGACTGGCGTTATTGTAGATGAGATAGCCAGAACCAGGGTCGCCAGATGTGATACTGGTTTTGACCTTATAATCGTAAAATGATGTTGATTGACCTTCAGCACCTTGTGCACCTTGTGGTCCTTGCGCACCAGTAGCACCTTGTGCACCTTGCGGACCCTGCGGACCAGTGTCGCCCTGCGGACCAGTGTCGCCTTGCGGACCTTGCGGACCGATATCGCCTTGCGGACCTTGCGGACCGATATCGCCTTGCGGACCAGTATCACCTTGCGGACCTATACCGCCCTGCGGACCTTGCGGACCCTGTGCACCTTGCGCACCTTGCGCACCTTGCGGACCTTGCGGACCGGTATCACCCTGCGGACCAGTATCGCCCTGCGGACCTTGCGGACCTTGCGGACCAGTATCGCCCTGTGGCCCTTGTGGACCAGTATCGCCCTGCGGACCTACATCGCCCTGTGGACCTTGCGGACCTGTAGCACCTTGCGGACCCTGCGGACCCTGTGCACCAATATCGCCCTGTGCACCTTGTGGCCCTGTCGAACCCTGCGGACCGGTAGGACCTTCAGCACCTTGCGGACCTTGCGCACCAGTAACACCTTGCGGACCCTGCGGACCTTGCGCACCAGTTGACCCTTGAGGACCAGTCGCACCTTGCGCACCAGTCGCACCTTGCGCACCTTGCGCACCTTGCGGACCAGTAGCACCTTGAATACCTTCCGGTCCTTGCACACCTTGCGCACCAGTAGCACCTTGCGGACCCTGCGAACCTTGCGTACCAGTAGCACCTTGCGGACCTGTCGCGCCCTGCGGACCAACTGGACCCTGCACACCTTGCGGACCCTGCGGACCCTGCGGACCCTGACCAGACAACGAAATCTCAGCAGATACGTTCTGTTCAGTTACCGTAACCTTCGGTGGCTGATCGTTCACCTGGAAACTCACCTGGTCACCTCAGCACGAACAGTGAACGAACCCATCAACAGACGAGTCACATCTGACCCGTTGACCATCTCCAAATCGTAAGCATATGCACCAGCCTCAACTGCCGCCATCGCAGTAGCAGGAACAGTTAAAGTGATCGTCCCCAACACACCACCCAAAGTGATCCTACCATCAGTAGTAGACAGTTCTAAAACAACCGTAGCATCAGCCGCAGTAGATCGGACCTGCATACGTGCCGTATATCCAGCAACATTAACCGGATCGCCATCAGCGTCTTTCCACGTGATCGTACGACCAAAAGTAGCACCTTGATCCGCGAGAATATTGTAAATCCCTGCCAAACCAGCCATTATGATCTCTCCATCGCCAAACCGAAAATGATCATACCAGTAGCCAACACCAACCCACCTGCAGGGATATAGACCAAACCAACAGAAACCGCCGCTATCACTGCGCCTACCACCTGGATTGCAGTTGCGATTTTCTGTTTCACAGCACCTCAGATCAAAACCGGTTTACGCCACCACACTATATGTACCGCCACCGCCAACCACAGCCACTCGACAGGGATAGCCTGCGCCGCCGCCAACGCCACCGGTACACCAGCCGCAGTATGTAACAAACGTACAGTGTCAGTAGCCACCAACAACTGTAAATATGCGAACACCAGACAGCATACCACAGACACACGAACATCAACCAACGCCAACACACCCAAACCCCACGGAAACACCATAACCCAACCATCACGCCACTGCGCACGATGCGCCACCAACGCAGAACGTACCGGATGATCATGCACCTCACGCAAATTAGGGTTCGCAGTCACCTCATCCAAATACGGTTTCACCAATAAACCACGAACTACCGGTACAACCAACCCAAGTAGGAAAATTGGATGCCAAGCCCACAACGCTACCCAAACCGGCATCGACTCCTTACCTAAAGCAGCGAACACCAACAACACCATCGACAACCACTGTAGATCGTAATCCCACGCCACGATCGCCGCCAAACCAACAACCATCGAAGGTAGATCCACACCAACCGGTCTGACAACAGCCGGTCCCCACACACCAGGCAACCCAAGAAGAATACCGACAGCCGCCAAACTCACCTGCCAACTAGCGGTACGCTCCCAACCATATAGAAACATCAAACCAGCCAGACAAGGCCACGAAACCAACCATACAAACCGCCACTTACGCAGATCATCCTCACAGATGAAAGGCCACAACCACCGCAGGTGAAACGGTTTCGCCACTGGCATCCCACGACCAGCCAACAGATATCTGGCTGCGTCAGGACCGATCCTCACTCCCATGTTGCCCACAACTCCACCTCAGGTTCCTTCTGCATATCAAATGCCAACGTCAACGCCACCAACGGAGACACATCCGTATCCGTGTCCTTACGTGACCACAACCAACTGTCACCAGTAGAACGACGACGCGCACCAGCAGCCGCCTCATCCAACGCACTGTGACGACGTATCCGCACTTTACCATCAACCAGACGATCGAAAAACGAACCGCACGCATGGGCCATCTCACGAGTCCCATAACGTATAACCTTCACACGACGAGACTCTAACTCGTCTACCATCGACCCGGCAGGCCCATACACATCCACCGCAACCGGCGCACCCCAACGCTCTGCAAGTTCAACCAAACGATCCACCACCCAACCCACACCAGGACGGAACTCCACAATCTCCCCACAACCTTGATCGTCCGCAACCGCGATCGCCGCAGCACCACGCTCTGGATTCACATCCACCGCAAACTGCAATCTGCCACGCGGAGCCACCTCATCACTACAAGCCTGCTGCCACACCAACTGCGAGATCACACGTTCATCTGAAATCGTCTTCTGATTTAACATCGACCGGCGGAAATCACCTTCCGACATCGTTTGCCTAGCGTGCCGTACCACAGCCTCCGATATCGTATGGCCCAACGCTGGCATACAAGACCACCAAGTAGCAGGATCATCAATATCCGCATCTAAATCGGCTGACCACTCAAAATACGCAATCCCACTGTCATCCCCATTACCGATCGCCGCACGACCAGTCTCAATCTTACGATTCAAGTAGGTGGACGCTTCGGTACCCATAGTTGAGACGACGAACAACTGCGCGTCCGAACGGGTCGCCATAGCCGGTAGCAACGCCTGCTCCCGTCGATCATCCGTATCACTGAACGCCTCATCGAGAACCGCGAGATCAATACTACGACCATGGCCAGCAGATTCAGTGCTAGCGAGCACATCAACACGACTGCCATTCTTAAAGATGATCGCCTCATTCCCTGCACCTCGTATCACCTTCTCAACTGCTGCCTTCAAAGGGCTAGCCATCAACAACGGAGCCTGATCATCAATCAACTTGCGACGCGCATCCCAACCAGTCTGCGCAGTATACGCGATCTTCTGCGAAGTTTTCCACCACAGCGCGCGATGCAACTCCCACGCCAACACCAACGTGGTTTTCCCCGATTGGCGAGGAACAGTCACCACCACCTCACGGTAATACGGCACACCGATTTTTGGGTCGTATTCGGTGGCGATCTCCGCGATCTGCTGCTGCCACGGCATCAACGGCTGACCTAAAGTCTTCGCCACCGCCATAATCTCTTGCGCCCGGTTAGGGCGGTTAGGGCGACGTTTGGTTGCCC